CCGCCGTCATCCCCAATTTCACCTTGTGCTTCTTGATGGTGGCCTCTAGATCGGCAGCCTCAGCCTTGGCGGCGTTGGCCTCCTCTTCCTTCCGGGCCTTCTCCTCGGCCTTGCCTTCCGGGCTCTCTTGGTGCCTGGCCTGCACGGCGGAGATCACCATCCCAAATCCCAGGAGGATCAGCGCCATCCAGGCACATCCACTGGTCCCACGCCTCGCCACCCCGTTCTTCCTGGCCCTTCCCAGCCTGGCCTTGCATTGAGGGCAGACCGAGGCCTGGGAGTCGACCTCAGTACGGCATCGGTAGCATGTTTTACTCATACACGCACCTCGTCACTTCCACGTTTTGGGGGATTCCCTATTTTGGAAGGAACGACCTCGCCACCGCAAGAGCTGCCTGCGCCGCAGCATTGACCTGCGCCTCACCGAGCCGATCCACGTCCCCCTCGTCCATCTTGAGTGCCAGCAGTAGATCCCGCACGATCTGGTCAGGGGCCTCCTGCCCCTTCTCCTCACGGGGGCTGTAGATCTCTGATTCGCGGCGTTTTAGCAGATTAGCCAGCTTGACGATCACAGGCCTGCGCGGAACCCGATTGCGCCAGTAGCGCCAGCCATCGGTGATGCTCCAGGTGCTGGACATCCCAAGCTCGGATGCGATTTCTTCAAAGGCGAGCCCGATGGTCTGGTTTCCGGCTCGCGCCCTCTCACGTGCCTCGTCCTCAATCCACCCGAGCACAGCCATTCGCTGTGGCCAGGGATCGTCATCGCGTTGGCGCATAGGTCTCGACACCCTCCGATCGTGAGGGATCATTGCAAAATCTGCAATTCTGCTAACAAACCAAATTTGCCTACTTCCAATTTTGCTTTTCGAGCAATATATTCTTGCTCATGAAGATCAAACTGCCCGCCCCCTGGAAAGTCGAACAGCTGACCGCCGCCCTCGGGATCCACTACACGACCCTGTGGAAGGCCCTGTGCCGGACCGACCCCAAGACCGGCGCTCGCGCCTGCACCCCTGATCTGGCGGTGCGGATCCACTGGTTCACCGGCGGCGCGGTTCCCGCCTGGAGCCTCCGCCCCGATCTCTGGGCCGAAGGCCAGACGCCGCCGCCGCCCCGTGGCTTTCAACTCCCCTCCCCGGCCGAACGCGCCGCGTCCTGATGCGCCCCCCCTCGCTCAAAGCCCAGCACCTGGGCCGGCCCTCGGCCCGGCGGACGGCGCTTGAGCATCTCCCGCACCCACAGCGGGCCCAGCACCCGAAGTTCAGCGATTGTCGCGAAGACGAGGATCGTGCACGTGCCCCCCGGCGTCTGCCCACGTCGGGGGGCTTCCCTTTGCCCACTTCCACCTGCAGCACCACCTGAGGTAAATCCCATGGAATCCAACATCCCCTCGGACCTGTCCGAAAAGCAGGTCGCTGAATTCCAGCGGGAGCAGCTCCGTCGGTTCAAGAAACGCCAGCTGCTCGAGCTGATGCTCTCTAACCGGGAACGCAAGGCCGTCGCCCCCGAGTTCCCCGTCTCCCTCGCCACCCTCAGCGACTGGTTCAACGAGGAGAAGCCGGCCGCCATGGGCGCCCAGTGGCTCCCGGCCTGGTCCCGGGAGATCGGGCCCGGGCTGCTGCGCTACCTCGCCAAGGAGGCCGGCTACGACCTGGTCGAGGCCGGCGAGCTGGGCCCGGTCCCCGTCACCGATGCCGGCCAGCTGCTGGCGCTCATCTCCACCCACCACGGCCGCCTGGTCGGCCAGATCATCCAGGCCCGGGAGGACGGCCAGATCACCGACGAGGAGCGCCGGCAGATCTGGCCGGAGATCACCCGGCTGATCCGGGAGCTGGAGGCCGAGGCGGAGTATTTCCGGCCCCTTGATCGCCGGAGGGCGGCGGGAGGTGAATCATGAGGCTCCTGAATTGCATCCTGTTCGGCCTGATCGCTGGCGGAATCCTCGCCCTGCTGGTGCTCGCATGAACGCCGCCCTCGTCGTCGAGTTTGCCCTGGTCGCGGCCTTCCTGCTCGTGGCCTGCTGGCCCCGTCACCGGAGGACCGACCGATGAACGCCCTCCTCCGCCTGATCTACGTCCCCACCGCCGCCTCCGAACGCGAGCTGCTGCAGTACCAGCTGCACCAGGTGCACGAGCACGCCCAGCTGGAGGACCGCCACAAGCGGGCCCGGATCCGCTGGGAGCTGGCCGTCGAGGACCGCCGGCGCGCCGCCCTGGGAGGTGTCCGGTGACCGCCAAGCTCTACAGCACCTTTATCGCCATGTACCCGCAGCCCAAGCAGCGCCCCAAGGTCGTCACCCGCGCCAACGCGCCCTACCCGATCGCCATCACGCCCGACGAGACCCTCAACGCCGAGGCCCGCATCAAGACGCACGTGGCCGCCGAATGGCTCCCGCGCGAACCCTACACCGGGCCCGTCCAGCTGCAGGTCACCGCCCTCCGCCAGAAACCCAAGGCCGCGCCGAAGACGAAGCGGACCTGGCCCACCGGCCGGCCCGACTGGGACAACCTGGGGAAGTTGGTCAGCGACGCCCTGAACGGCATCGTCTACCGCGACGACAGCCAGGTGTGCCGGGCCTACGTCGAGAAGGACTACACATCTCCGGAGCGGCCCACCGAGGGCTTCGGCATCGTCATCCTGGCGCTGGACGCCGACCTGGAGGCGGTGTAGCCATGGGACGCATCCGCAGCATCTACCCCGACACCTGCGTCTCTGAGACCATGGCGGCTCTCACCGACCGCCAGGAGCGAACCTTCTTTCGCCTCCTCACCGAGTGCGACGACGCCGGCCGCTGCACCTCCAACTCCCGGCTGCTGAAAGGCGCCATCTACCCACTGGTCGACGCCATCACCCCCGCGAAGATCCAGGAGGACCTGGAGGCACTGGCGGCCCGCCGCCTGATCCGGCTCTACCAGGTCGACGGCAAGGGCTACCTGGTCGTCCGGTCCTGGGACGAGTTCCAGCACCCGAAGAACCCCTCCGCCCCTCGTTACCCCGACCCACCCCAGGACGAACCCCCATCTACCCCAGGGCTACCCCAGGACTCCCCCACTCCTTCCCCCTGCCTTTCCCCCTCCTGCCCCATCTCTACCCCACTGGAGATAGGAGATAGGAGTATGGAGAAGGGAGAAGGGAGTACTCCCCCCCTACCCCCCCTGCGGGGGGATTGCGCCGAGACCTCCCAGGGAGGCTCGACGCCGCCGGTCCCGCCGGTGGTGGTTTTTCCCTGCGAGGGCAAGGGGGCCAAGGAGGTGGAGATCACCCAGGCCCAGGCGGACGAATGGGCCCGGGACTTTCCCGGCGTCAACGTGGTGCAGGAGCTGCGCAACATGCGGGCGTGGCTCATCGCCAGACCGACGAAGCGGAAGACGGCGCGGGGCATCCCGGCGTTCGTGGTCCGGTGGCTTACCAAGGAGCAGAACAACCCCAGGACCCGGTACGGGCCCCGCGGTGCTCCCCCTGGCGGACGATCCGGCAGCAAGACACCAGCCATGGACGAGGAGTATCTCCACCAGCTCGAAGCCGCGGGGTTCTGCGATGCATGACCGGACTGCCTTTCTCCTCAAGCAGGTCGGGCTCTCGCTCCTCGAGCTGCCCGCGGTGGAGGCCGACCCGCTGCACCTAGTGCAGGACCGGCCCGCCGGCTTCGGGCTCATCGGCGGCACCGGCCTGGGCAAGACCTGGGTCATGGCCCGGCGCCTGGGCTTGCAGGTGCAGGGCATGGTCGAGGACGACCCCACCCCCGACACCGCCCGGATGCCCTCCCGGTTCGCCCGGTGGCGGAACTGGCCGGAGATGGCCGAGACCCTGAAGCGCTGGATCGCCCAGAGCTACACCGACGACGTGGCCGACCTGGTCGAGGACCTGGTCGATTGCCGGCAGCTCTACCTGGACGACCTAGGCCAGGAGCGCATCGTCGGCGCCGACGATTACGCCCTGGGCATCCTGCGCGAGGTCCTGGACCGGCGCTACCGCAACCAGCGCCCGGTGTTCTGGACCAGCAACCAGCCCGTGCCGGAGCTGACCCGGCTCTATGGGGCTCGGACCGCCAGCCGGATTCTCAGCACCTGGCCGCCGGTGGTGCTCAAGGGGCCCGACCTGCGCCTCGCCAGCGCACGGAGGCCGGCATGATCACCGATTCCAAGGAACGCGCCCTGTACTGGCTTTCTCTTCGAGCCCGGTTCGCCGAGCCCGACACCACCCCGGTGATCATGGCCGGACACGAGTTCACGCGGACCTGGGGCAAGCGCTGCCCCTGGTGTGGCAACGTGTTTTTCACCTACCAGGAGACCGGGCGCGAGCATGAGCCCTACAAGGTCGATCCCGACCCGGTGGTGGGCCGCTCCGCCATCGCCACCCGGGAGACCTGCGGCTACCCCGGCTGCTGGGACCAGGAGGACCGGCACCAGTTCCAGCGGCGCCGGCTGTTCGCCCAGGCGGCCAAGCCGGAAGGGGCCGCGTCATGACCAGCCTCCCCGCCGAGCACCTGAGCCAGTTCCCGCCCGACCTGCGGCAGACAATCCTCCAGCTCAAGGGGCAGTACGCCCAGGACGACCAGGCGATGGAGCAGGCGGTGCTCGCCGCCACCCGTGAGGCCCGGCTCGTGGAGCGGGTGCCGAAGCTGATCTCCAGCCTGCGGTCCGCCCACCACCTGAGTTTCCGGGGCGCCTTCAAGGTTGCCGCGCTCGTGCTCGGCATGCACCCACGCACGATCGAGAAGATTTATTACAACGGGAGGACGTGATGTTCCTGATCAAGGTTGACACCGCAGAGGTCATGGACCGCCTCACGGGCATGGAGCAGGTGCAGTTGCCGTTCGCCATGTCCCTGGCCCTGAATCGGATCGCCAACGCCGCCCAGGCCGCCGAGCAGGCCCACCTGAAGGCCAAGTTCAAGCTCCGCCGCCCTGCCTGGAACCTGCAGGGCATCTACATCAGCAAGGCCGACCGGGCCACCAAATCCTCCTGGCGCGTGGTCGTGCAGGTGCAGCCCACCCGGGACTACCTGTCCCGCATGGAGGAGGGCGGCGAGAAGACCCCCACCCGCGGGCGCTGGCTGTGGAAACCGAACGCCGAGGTGTTCAAGAACAAGATCATCCTGCGGTCTGACCCACTGCACCCGCTCAACCTGCGATTCCACAAGCAGGGCCGCTCCCATCAGTTCCAGGGCAACGAACGCACGTTCATGATCGCGGTCAAGGGCCTCCTGCTGGTCCTGCAGCGCGTGGATCGCCGGCTGACCAAGCAGTCTGCCCGCCGCCTAGGCAGGCTCACCCTGGACACGTTCAGGGGCGGGCAGGGGCCATCCCTGAAGCGTGAGAGGGTCGCCATCGAACGCACCGTGGGCACCCGTCTGCTCTACACGCTGGTTAGTCGTGTGCGCGTGCCCCGAAAGCTGGAGTTCGTGAACACCATCTCCCGCACCGTGCAGACCCAGTGGCCTGCCGTGTTCGCGGACGCGTTGGGCGAGGCGATGAGGACGGCGAGGTGATTCATATGAATGAAGCCAGTGCTCATATGAACGAGACTATTCATATAAATTCATATGAACTACAGTATGCGGGTCCTCCTCCGGCCCCCCCAGGCGGGTATCGCGCCAGCCCGCCCTATTTAACTAGTCAAAGCCAAAAACTTCATTTCCGGTTCAATTATGAAACCCATCTACATTAAAAATCCCCTAAATTCACTTAAACAAATCGACCTTGCGGCGATTTTTAGTGTCACAGATCGCACAATTCGTAACTGGGATGCCGAAGGCCTTCCAGGAAATGGTGCAGGACGCGACCGGCGCTACGATCTGGCCGTGGTGTTGCCCTGGTATGTGGCCCGGATTTCCGGTTCCAAGGCCGGCGGGGAGCCTGCCACGGACAAGGCGCGACGCGAAAACGCCGAGGCGGACATCGCGGAGATGGACCGGGACCTGAAGGCCGGTTCCCTGGTCAACGCGGATGAGTCCAGGCAGGCGGAGGTGGAGGTGTTCACCCGCCTCCGGACCAACCTGATGGGGTTCGTTCCCCGGTTGGTGGACCGACTGGAGATGGCCGCCACCATCCGGGAGAAATACGCCGTCGGTCAGCGGGAGATGGCCGCCACTCTCCGGGATCTGACGGAGGAGATCCGGGCCCGGGGCGGTGAGGTGTGAGCTACCACCTGGCCTCGCCCTGGGGTGTCCTAGCCGACGCAGCCGGTGCCCTGATGCCCCCGCCTCAGGTGGGTGGAACCGAATGGGCCGTGGAATACCGGGTGCTGTCCTCGGACGATTCCGGCGCCGCCGGGCGCTGGGACCAGGAGGCCAGGCCGTACCAGAACCAGATCATGGACGCCATGGCGGACTCCGAACACGAGTTCGTGTCAGTCATCGGGCCCAGCCAGTGGGGGAAAACTCAGATATCCCTGAACATCCTGGGCCGGATCATCCACGTGGACCCGGGCCCCACCATGGTGGTCCACCCGACCATTGGCGACGGCCAGAAGTGGAGCAAAACCCGGTTCATGCCGATGATCCGCCAGTGCCCGGTGTTGACCGGCCTGGCTGTCAAGGACCGGGCCCGGAACTCTAGCTCCACCATCCTCACCAAGACCTTTCGGGGAATGCTGCTGACCATCGTGGGCGCGAACGCCCCTGGCGGTCTGGCGGCACAGCCCATCAAGAACCTGATCTTCGAGGAGATCGGGCGGGTTCCCATCGACAAGTCGGCCGGCAAGGAGGGCGACTACGAGGCCCTGGCCATCGCCCGCACCACCGACGAGAACTTCCTGAGGATCCGGAAGATCATCCGGACCACCTCCCCTGGCATCGAGGGGGCATGCCGCGGTGAGCGGGCGTTCAACGAATCGGACCAGCGGTACTGGTTCTTCAAGTGCCCGCACTGCGGCCACCTGCAGCGGCTGCATTGGGAGAACGTGGTCCTCGAGCCCCTGACCTATGCCTGCTCGGGCGGGGGCTGCGCCATCTCTGATCCGGAGCTCCGGAAGGCGGTGCGGTTCGCAGAGCGGGAAGGGGGCGGCTGGATCGCCACCCGGCCGGAGATCAGGAACCATGCTGGTTTCTGGGTGCATGGGCTGCAGGTGCGGTCCATGGCCTACATCGCGGCGGAGTTCGTCAGGGCCCGCAAGGGCGGGACCCAGACCATGCAGGCATGGAAGAACACCTGCCTGGGCATTCTTTGGAGCCCGCGGGACGGTGACGCCGCCAACGTCGAAGGCCTCCAGGCCCGGGCCCGGGGGGAAAACTACATCTCCGGCCAGGTCCCGGAGGGGGTGGGCCTGTTGGTGGCCTCCATCGACGTGCAGACCGAGAACCCCCAACGCCTGGAGCTGCTGGTGCTGGGGGTGGGGGCCGGGGAGGAAACCTGGCGGATCACCCGGGAGATCATCCCCGGCAACCTGGCCACCCCGGAACCATGGGACCGGGCGGAGGCATTTCTGAACCAGGAATGGCCTCGGGTTGGCGGGGGGACCATGCGCGTGCGGGCGGCGGCTGTGGACATCGGAGGTCATTTTTCCAAGCACGTCTATGCCTTCTGCCGGCGGCCTGGCCTCAAGGGGCGGGCCTACCCGATCAAGGGCGCCACCCAGCCCCAGACCAAACTGGTTCGCCGGTCGAGGAACAGGATGCGGCTCTGGCTGATCGACGGCGTAACGGCGAAGGATGACCTCTTTGGCCGCCTGAAGATCGAGGCCCACGGCCCTGGGCACTGCCACTTCCCCCAGGACATGGACGCCGAGTACTTCGAACAACTTTTCACCGAGAAGCCGAGTCACAAGGGCGGCCGCCGCACCTACGAAAAAGTGACACAGGATGCCCGCAACGAGGCCATCGACCTGGAGCAGTACGCCATGGGCGCCCTGGCGATCTTCGCCCCCCGGGACCTGGAGGCCTTGGTGGAGAAGGCCCAGGGGTCCCCCGCCCCTCCCCCCACGGCCGGCCCGGAGGATTCGCCCGCCGCCGCGCCCGCCCCGGCGCCGGAGGCCCCTCGCTCTCGGGTCAACCGGGGCACCCCCCGGGGCTTCCCCGGCGGAGGGTTCGGGCGCCCCTGGTAGGGGTGTCGGTCGCCCCGCCGACGGTCCTCCTTTTCGGGGGAACCACCCTGGGGTCTGGAGGATCTCCTGATGGCCCTGACCCCCGCCACAATCGCCGCCGCCCTCCGGGTCAACTCCCTGGCCGTGGCCAACAACTGGCCCCTGATTGTGGCGGTGGCGTCATGAGGTGGTCCTACTCGATCCACTCTGGGGTTATATCCCTCGTCGATGATGGGGATGTCGTTTTGTTCTCTGCGTCGGGGTGGGCGGGCCAAGGCCAGGGCAAGAACAATCCCGCCATGGTCGGCGTCCGCAATGTGGGTCCCCTGCCGCCTGGGCACTACACCATCGGCAAGCCAGTGGACCACCCGGACCTCGGCAAGTTCGCCTTGCCGTTGTCACCGGACCCAAGCAACGACATGAAGGGCCGCAGCGCATTCTGGATCCACGGTGCCAGTTTCAAGGACCCTGCCCACAGTAGCCGGGGTTGCATCATCCAGATGCGCCCGGTGCGAGAGAAGATCTACGCCAGTGGGTGCAACCGCCTGGAGGTGGTGAATGGCTGAACCGTGTGCGACTGCCCCCTCTGCGACCCCTACGACTGGGACCTCCCCGGCGACTGGCCTGCTGGGGCTGTTGCAGCGGGCGATCTCCAAGGGGATGAGGGAGAGCACCAAGCGGATCCTGGCCCTGGTGGCGGGCGTGACGCTCTGCCTCTGCACCTACGGCCTGACCCTGGCGGTGATCTACCAGGCGGCGAGTCGGGGGACGGTTGACGGCCAGCTGGTGCTCGCCCTCGGAGGTGTGAGCGCCTGGACTGCGGCCCTCGCCGGCGTGGCCTACCGCAAGCCGGATAGCACGGGAGGCCAACCATGACCGTCCTGCTCCTAATCGTCGCCGTTCCCGTCCTTGGCCTGGCCGTCGCTGTGTGGCTGAAGGCCCGGGCCCTTCGAGGAGGTGTCCTGTGAAGATTCTTCTCATCGCCGTCGCCATCCTGCTCACCATCTGGCTGGTGGTGGCCGTCCTGGCCTTCGGCGCCCTGGTCCTTTCCTGGCACACCTCGGCCCGGGCTGCCTGGCGGCCGGCCCTGTCCTGGCCCCTCCTTCTGATCGTCGCCCTGCGCGGCGGGATCAACGTCATCTAGCCGCCATGATCGCCCGGTCCTGGGTTATCGCCGGCGCCGCCGCCCTCGCCATGGGGGTGGCCGGCGTGTACGGCTGGGGGTGGTGGGCCCGGCACCGGGAGCAGGTCGCCACGGGCCAGGCCGGCCAGCACAACACCGCCGCGACCAGCGCGGCCGCCCAGGGGGGTGTCCATGACCAGGCCGCGGCAGCCCAGGCCCAGACGGTCCGCGAAGCCCAAGCCCGGGCCGAAGCGGCCAACGCCGAGGTGGCCCGCCTGCGAGCTGCGCTGGCGCGGGTGCGGCCGGGCGGCGTTGGCGCCCCTGTGCCCCCTGCCGTGCCTGGAGTGCCCGGAGATCAGCCTGCTGGGGCTCCTGCTGACCTGGCTCCGGTGGTGGCCGCGCAGGCGGAGCTGATCCAGGCCCAGGACGCCCGGCACGAGGCGGACCAGCAGGTGATCGGCGCGCTGCAGGTGCAGGTGGTGGACCTCACCGCCGCCCGGGACGCCTGGCGCATGGCGGCGCAAGAGCGGGAGCAGGAGGCCACCGCCCAGCGGATCGCCCAGGAGGCCGCCCTTTCCGCCGCCAAGGCGGAGCGGTGGAAGGGGCGGCTGGAGGGCCTGGCCGTCGGGTTCGGGTCCGTCTACCTCGCGGGGAGGCTGAAGTGACCGACGGTGCGCAGCACGACTGGATCCTCGTCATCCCCAGCATGCTGGTGATCATCGGCTGGGTCGGAAGTGTCATCAGGAGCCTGTTGCACCGCGACCGGGCGTCCATCGACAAGGATGGCGAATCCACCAAGGCTGAGCTCAAGGTCCTGTGGGGCCGGATCGACACCCTGCGCAGCGAGGTCGACGTCTGCAAGATGGACGTCGCGGTGCTCAAGAGCCAGGTGGCCAGCCTTCCGGATGCCACGGTCCTGTCGGAGCGCCTGGATACCTTCGAAACCAAGCTGGAGAAGCGATTCGAACGCCTCGAGGAACGGTTCCTGGAAGCTCTCCAGCGGAGGTAGGGGGGGGGGTGTCGGTCGCCCCGCCGACGGTCCTCCCGGAATAGGGCACCACCCTGATCCCGGGAGGGCAATCGCGTGGAACCCCTTCGGGTTACGGCCGGCGACACCTGGACCTGGGTCCGGGCCCTGGCTGACTATCCCGCCTCGGCCGGCTGGGTCCTGACCTACTACCTGTCCCTGGCCGCGGCTGCGCCGAAGGTGATCACCTGCACGGCTCAAGGCGACGACCATCTGGCTGCGGTGGACGCCACCAGCAGCGCCGCCTGGGCCGCCGGCGACTACCACTGGATCGCCCGGGCCGTGAAGGGCGCGGAGGCCCACTCGGTGGCCACCGGCACCCTGCGCGTGCTCCCGGACCCGACCGCGACGGTGGACCGGAGGAGCTGGGAGGAGAAGATTCTGGCGGTCCTGGAGCCCGCCATCCTGGCCTCGGCCGGCAGCCTGATGGTCGAGTACGAGCTGGACGGCGTGAAGGCTAAGATCAGCCGCACCGAGGCTCTGGCTCTGCTGGATCGCTGCCGGACCGCCGTCCGGGTGCAGCGTGGCGGCCCCGTCGCGCGGCAGATCCTGGTGAGGTTCGGCCGTGTTTAAGTGGCCCTGGAAGCGCCACGCCGAGCCGGCACGCCGGCATCTGCAGAATTTCAGCCAGTACTCCGGGGCCCAGTTGTCCCGGTTCGTCGATTTCTACAACGCCCTCGAGGTGGCCCACAAGGAGCGGCTGAAGGACCTGCGCCGGTTGCGCGCGCACAGCCGCGACCTGGTGAAGAACAACGTCTACGCGGCGCGCTACAGCGAATTGGTGGTTACCAACCTGGTGGGCGCGGATGGAATCAACTTCCAGTCCGAGATCAAGAGTTCCAGCGGCCAGACGAAGGGAAATTGGAACAAGATCATCGAGGCGGCCTGGAAAGAATGGGGCAAGGCCTGCACGGTGGATGGCGACAAATCCTGGGTGGACGTCCAGCAGCTCGCTGCCAAGACCGCCTCCGACGACGGCGAAACGCTCATCCGTTTGGTGCGTGGCTATCCCAACATCTTCGGGTTCGCCCTCGAGCCAATCGACCCTGACCGCCTGGACGATCAGTGGAACCTGCCTTTGGAAAATGGGAATCGAATCATCGGTGGCATCGAGGTTGATGCATGGGGCCGCCGACAGGCCTATTGGATCTGGTCAGCCCACCCCCAGGATTGGGATGCTGCACCTCGCCGGGTGCGGGTGCCGGCCGGCGAAATCATACATCTAGGGCGGGAGGGCCGGGTGCAGGGCTACCGCGGCCTGCCCTGGACAACTCCTGCCATGGTTCAGCTCAACATGTTGTCCCGGCTCTGGACGTCGGAGCTGGTGGCCGCGAACTGGGATGCGGACCGCCTGGCGGTGCTGCAGACGCAGAGCGGGACGGATCCCAACGAGGTGACATCGCCCGAGGAAACCGGAAAGGACCTTCCGTCGGATCTTGGAACCATCCTGGCCCTGGACCCCGGGCAGGAAATGAAATTTTTCCCGCCCAACCATCCGAACAGCGTCCTGCCGCAGTTCACCAGCTACCTACTCAAGGGCGCGGCCTCGAGCCTGAACGTGGCGTACCATTCCCTTTCCGGGGATCTCGCCGAGAGCAAGTTCAGCTCGGACCGTACCGCCCTGGTGCAGGAGCGGGACGGCTGGCGGCTCCTACAGGGATGGCTGATCCGCCGTTTCTGCAATCCGGTCTATCAGGCATGGCTCGAGGCAGCCATGTTCCACGGCGCCGTGAGCATTCCGGTGGCCGACCCGGCCCGGGCTTGCGCGCCGCGCTGGGCGGCCCGGAACTGGGACTGGGTGGACCCGCTCAAGGACGTCCAGGCCAGCACCCAGGCCATCGCCTTCGGGCTGTCCACCTACCAGGACGAGCTGGGCGCCCAGGGCAAGGCCTGGGAAGAGGTCTTCGAGCAGAGGGCCCGGGAGCAGGAGAAGGCCCGTTCGCTGGGCCTGGTCCTGGAAGCGAAGCCCAGCACCACCGTGAACACCACCGAGGAGCCCGGCGGGGAAGACCCGCAAGGCGAGGGCGGCAAGCCCGGGGAGGGTAAATGAAGCGTCGAGCGATCAAGGGCGAGTGGAAGCGAGACTTCCTGATCGAACGCGCCTCCATCAACGAGGAGGCCCGCACCGTCGAGTTCGCGCTTTCCAGCGAGACGCCGTACGAGCGGTGGTACGGGATCGAAATTCTGGGCCACGGCCCGGGCGAGGTGAACCTGGAGCGGCTGAACAACAAGGCGGCCTGGTTGGTCGGCCACGATTCCAGCGACCACGTCGGCGTGATCGAAAGCGCCCGCGTGGACCCGGACCGCATCCTGCGAGTCGTGGTTCGGTTCGGGCGCAGTGCCAGGGCCAGCGAGATCTTCCAGGACATCGTGGACGGCATCCGTACCAAGGTCTCTGTCGGCTACATGACGGGCGACTACGACATGACCAAGGGCACCCAGGGTTCCCCGGACACTTACCGGTTCACCAACTGGATGCCCTACGAGGGCAGCACCGTGAGCATCCCCGCAGACGACACCGTGGGCGTCGGGCGCTCTGGGAGCACCTGCCAGAACAAGGAATGCGACGACCCCGACTGCGAGAACCCCGAATGCTCCGGCGAGTGCAGCGCCGGCGCGAAGTGCAAGAGCTGCACGGACAAGAAGACCGCCGCCCCGGGGCAGACCCGGGAGGCCAACCCCAACCCCCCGGCGCCTGTCGCCGGCACCACGAGGAAGGAGGGTCATATGACCCCCGAAGAGATCGCGGCCGCCGAAAAGGCCGCCGAAACCCTGCGTCTCGCCAACGAGCAGCGCTTCGCTGCCGAGCGCGCCGAGACCACCCAGCTCATGATCCTGGCCACCGGCCTGGGTCTGGCGAAGGAGGCCGCCGAGATCCTGGGCGGCGCCACCCCGCTGGCCGAGGCCCGCGCCAAGCTGACCGGCATCCTGGCCGAGCGCGCCGCCAAGCCCCTGCCGGGCCCCGGCATCGACATGTCCCGGCAGGAGGCCAAGGAGTACTCCTATGCCCGGGCGATCCTCAACTCCGTGCTGCGGCGCGAAGGGCAGAACATCGGGAAGTGTTTCGAGGACGAGATCTCCGAGACCATCCGGAAGGCACTCCCGTCCACCTACAAGTACCAGGGCGGCGTGCTCGTCCCCACCCAGCTTCGCGAGCACCGCACCGGCCTGGACAGCGCGACCTCCGGGTCCGGCGCCGAGTTCAAGTACACCGAGTTCGGCGGTGAGCTGATCGAACTGCTGCGCAACGCGACGCAGGTCATCCGCATGGGCGCCAGGATGCTGCCCGGCCTGAACGGCCCGGTCGGCTTCCCGCGCCAGACCGGCGGCGCTACGGTCTCCTGGGTGGAGGAGAATCCGGCGTCCGGTGTGAGCGCCAACACTCCCACCTTCGATACTGTGACCCTGACCCCCAAGACCATGCAGGGGCACATCCCGTTCAGCCGCCAGCTGCTCCAGCAGTCGGTGCTGGCCGTGGAGCCCATCGTGCGGCAGGACCTGGCCGAAGGGCACGCGCGCGCCTTCGACAAGGCTGCGATCCACGGCCTGGGCAGCGCCAACCAGCCGGCCGGCATCTACCGGACCACCGGCGTCACCGCCAAGGCCATGGGCGGGGTTCCCACCTACGCGAAGCTGCAGAGCATGATCACCGCGGTGGCCGTGGCCAACGCGCTGATGCGGTCCCTGGGTTGGCTCACCACCCCGGAGATGGCCGGCCTGATGGCCTCGACCCTCGCCTTCTCGGCCGCCGGGGCCAAGACCATCTGGGAAGGAGCCTACGACGACGGCAAGATGAACGGCTACCGGGCCGTGGCCACCAACCAGGTCTCCGCCCTGATGAGCACCTTGGTCGACACCGGCGGCAGCCAGCACGGGATCATCTTCGGCAACTGGAACGACCTGATGATCGGCACCTGGGGCGCCCTGGAGCTCCTGACCGATCCCTACACCCTGGCCGACAAGGGCATGGTCAAGGTCACCAGCTTCCAGATGGGCGACATCGAGATCCGCCACCCGGCCAGTTTCTGCGTCGCCACCGGCGCGACCCTGAGCTGAGGCCCGCCGTGATCGACACCCGCCTCCTGTTCAACCGCAGCGTCGTCTTGGAGACCGCTCCGGACGGCGTTGCGGAGGCGGGCAGGGCCTATCCGGTTCCCGCCCGCTACGTACGGGGGTTCGTCAATTCGGGGGTGGCCTCGGTCGCCCCCGACGAGGCGCCCCTGCCTCCCAAGACCGCCGTCACCAACAAGGACCTCACGCCCCCGGCCAAGGACGAGGGCAAGAAGAAGGAGGGCTCCGATGAATGAAGGCTCCTGGCCGTTTGCTGCGGCCGTTCTCCCCCTGCAGCCTGCCGCTGCGATTGCCGCCACCACCACCGGGGCCGGCCTGGACGTGCAGAAGTACCGGGGCATCGCCCTGGCGGTCCTCTCGTTCGGCGCCCCCACCGCCGGCACCAACCCGACGATGGCCTGCAAGGTCCAGTCGAGCCCCGAGGCCGACAAGGTCACCCGGGCGTCCGTCACCTACTCCGGCACCGGCAACGGCCGCCTGGAGGTGGAGGCCGGGCCGGATCCGGTGGCGGAGAACATCACGTTCACTGCCTCCAACGCGACCACCTTCGCGGTGGTCGGCTCGGTCTCCGGGGCCATCGGCACGCTGACCGTGGGTACCCGGTTCGCCAGCGCCCAGGTCAACGCCCTGATCACCGCCGGCGGCACGGCGTTCGTCAACACGGACGTGTTCACCGTGCCCACCACGGCTCGCACCTGGACCGATCTGGTGGCGTTCGACGGTCTCACCGATGCCGCCAGCCGGCAGAAGAAGGCCATCAACCTGGACAAGGGCGCCCGCTACCTGCACAGCGTCTGCACGATCGGCGGCACCAACAGCCCGTCCTACCCGGGCTGCATCGACCTGCTGGCGACCGAATGACCATCGCTCCCGACCTCCGCGCCATGGTCGCCATGTCGGCGGCCCTGACGGGTCTGCCCACCGCCGTCACCCTCGCGGGCGGCACGGTGGTGCAGGCTCTGCCCGGGGTGGCCAGCGTCCAGGACAGCGTCCTGGGCACCGGGGCGGAGATCAGCGGGACGGAGCGCACTCTGCGGTTCGCGGCCGAGGATGTGCCCGGGCTCAAGGCCGGGGACACCCTGACCTGGAACGGCAAGACCTGGAAGGTGAAGTTCCCGCAGCAGCTAGCCGGCGGGGCCCTGATCAAGGCCTTCTTGCAGGAGGTCCTGTGATCACCCCGATCCCCCGCCAGATCCTCGCCTACGCCATGACCCAGATCCTGACCGAGACGGGCCTGGCCGCCTCCCACGTGCACAGCCTGGATGGGATCGACATCGATCCGTCGGCCCTGCCGGACGTCGTGCTGATGTCCATGGAGGACAAGATCCAGGAGGATACCGAGGACTCCGCCGGCGGCATGGTCCGCGACTTCGAGTTCTCGGTGGCGATCACCGCCGCGTCCACTGCCGAGTCCGCCACCGATACCCTGGCCAGCCAGATCCGCAAGGCGCTGATGTCCGATCCCTACATGGGCGGTCTGATCCTGGACCTGCGCTGGGATAGCCAGGAATGGGGCACCGGATCCGGATCCACGCCGCTGGCCATGACCCGCCTGACGTTCACCGCTCCTTACGCCTGGAGGCCCGAATGGTGAAGCGCTTTGCCACCTCTCACGGCTGCACCACCGTGTTCACCGACCTCGGCCTGGAACTGACGGCCGAGGTCCCCACCGAGATCAACCCCGCGGACGTGGCCAGGGTGCAGCAGGCCCCGAACGTCGAGGTCACCGAAACCCACGAGGAGGACTGAGCCATGGCTCTCACCACCATCCTGAACAGCTACAAGCGCGTGGGCCCGGGCCAGCTCTTCCTGGCCGCGGCCCCGACCGCCGACCCCGGCACCGCGACCGCCGCCACCACGGTGGACGGCTACTACGGCCTGTTCTACGGGTCCAGCGGCAAGGCCGCGAAGAAGGTCCTGGACACCGGCAAGGTGGCCTGGTGCAACCTGACGGCCGCCGGCATGACCCTGAAGATCAAGCCGTCCACCGTCGAGTTCGATCCGAACAACGGGCCGAAAAAGAAGATCGTCACCGGTATCGACGAGGCCACTGCCGAGTTCGAGTTCTACGACGTGAACCCGGCCCACCTGGTGGATCTGTTCGGAGGGAGCGCGTCCGATCTGATCGCCGTGGCGGCTGCCTCTGGCGTCGCCGGCCGGAAGATCGCAGTCATCGGCCCGAACGCCAGCAACGCGCTCCTGACCGCGATGTACCGGATCCCCGATCCGGCGCTCTCCGGCGAGTTCTGGCACTGGCTGCTCCCGGCCGGCAACCCGATCTTCGACCTGGAGCTCAAGCTCAACAAGAAGGACGCCCTGTCGGCCAAGTTCACCCTGGAACTGGAGGGCAGCCCGTTCTTGAACAACGCCCAGGGCTATCCGGCGGTGGCCTTCACCGACGCGCCCGACGCCGCGGCGACCACGTAAGGAGCACCCATGGAATCGATCACCACCCGCCGCGCAGAGATGGGCCTGCCGATCCTCGCCACCCTGGACCTCGGCCTCCTCCTGGAAGCCCAGGGCCAGTTGGAGCGTGGCGACTTCCGCGGCGTGAACAGCTTCCTCGCCACCCTGGGCGCGGCCGGCAAGATCCAGGCGATCCGCAAGCTGGCGACCATCGCCACCGCCACCGACGACGAGCTGAAGGCCGCGGAGGAGGACCCCCAGGCCCTGGCGCAGCTCGAGGAGCGGGGCAGCGCGATCCCCTACGGCGAGGCGTTCAAGGAGGCGGTCGGTTTTTTTACCGCCTTGCTCTCCTCGCTGCGGGTTTCCCTCACCTTTTCCGGCCCCGGCGACCAGGCGATGAGCAGCGACGGGCCCGCGCTTCAGTAGGCCGTTTCCCCCTCCGCCGGCTGATCTCCCCGCTGGTCGGCGGATGGGAGGACGCGGCGCAGCTGCCGGCGCAGGAGTCCTTCGCCTTCGCGGATGAGCATTTCCAGCGCGAAACCGTCGAGGCCCACCGGCACGCCCAGCTCTGCTGGCACAGTGCGCTTCCCCTCTACGCCATGGGCGGCACGCCCCCGGACCCCCCGGTGCTGGATGACTTCGAAGACGAGGACTGATTCATGGCCAACGCCCCTGAACTGAAAGTGCTGATCACCGGCGATGCAAGATCCGCGCTCGGGGTGCTGAACCAACTCTCGAGGGAGGTCAAGAGCACGACCGCCGGGATCGAGACCAGCTTCAAGTCGATCTCCCGGATCGTCGACAACTTCAAGGCGCCCCTCCTCGGCCTCATGGGCGTCGTCGGGGGAGGCGCGTTCCTGAAGGGCGTGGTCAACGAGACCAAGGACTGGACGGTAGAAGCCATGAAGCTGAGCAAGACCCTCGGCATTTCGACCGAGGCGGCCTCCGTCCTCAACCTGGCGATCGGGGACATCTACGGGAACGTCGAGGAATTCCTGCCCGTGATCGCCCGCCTGACCAGGACCCTCAACACGAACGAGGGCGCCTTCCAGACCCTCGGGGTGGCCACCCGGGACAGCAACGGCAACCTGCGGCCCACCCTCGAGATCATGGCCGACGTGAACACCCGGCTGATGGAGATGAAGTCCGGCACGGACCGGAACATCGCCAGCACGCAGATCTACGGGAAGGGGTGGTTGGAGGTCCAGAAGTACCTGGGCCTGACTGCCGAGGTCATGGAGGAGGCTCAGCAGAAGGCCGAACGGCTTAACCTGATCGTCGGCCGGGATGCGGTGGAGGCAACCCGGGTCTATCGGGCCTCGGTCAACGACCTGGAAGACACCCTCAAGGCCCTGAAGATTCGGCTCGGGCAGGAACTGATGCCGGTGATGACCACCTTCCAGCAGGCGGCGGCCGAGGACGGGCCCTCGGCCCTGGAGGTCCTCGGCTTCGCACTGAAAGGGATCATCGAGATCCTTGATGCTGCCTGGTCGGGATTCAAGATGTTCTCGGTCGGCCTGGTGGGCACGATCAACGCCATGTATCAGCTGGTCAAGACGGTAATCGGGACGGCCTGGGGCTTCCTCTCGGCCGGCATTCCCGGCGCCAAGAAGGCCTGGCAGGAAGGCAACCGGGAGATGACCGAGGACTGGTCCGCCACCCTCGCCGCCCTGGATGACATCGGGATCAAGTACCTGACGCGCCAGGGACAGCGATGGGACGGGTGGGCGAAGCAGCACGGGAAGGCCCTCCCGACCGGAGGCACGGGGACAGCGGATACCGGCAGCCATCGGGAGAAGCAGGATCCCTTTGCCCAGGACATGCTGCGCCTGGAACGACAGGGGCTGGAGTACGCGGACAAGTCCACCCTCGAGGCCCAGCGCCAGGCGGAACTGTCGAAGGTGGAGAACCAGCGCAAGGCCGACCTCCTGGACATCGAGGACAAGCTAGCCAAAAAAGCCTACACCCAGGCGGAGGCGGCCCAGGCCCGGGCGAAGGCCATGGACAATGCCTCCCGGGCGGTGGCCGCCATCAACCTCAAATTCGACCTGGAACGGGTCAAGATGGCGGACGACCTGCAGGGGCAACTCACCGCCTCTGAGGAGGGCGGCCTTGACCGGCGCTTGGAGGCCATCCGGAAG